TCATTCTCTGAGGGTGAGAAACAACGCATCGACCTCGCGCTCTTATTCACATGGAGACAGGTGGCTAAGATGAAGAACTCAGTCGCGACTAATCTTCTCATTCTCGATGAGACGTTCGATTCGTCTCTGGATGTCGAGGGTGTCGACAATCTCACGAACATACTAGACACACTGGGTGACGATACCAATGTGTTCATCATCTCTCATAAGGGTGAACTGTTAGAAGGCAAATTCGAGGATAAGATCGAGTTCGTCAAACGCAAAAACTTCAGCGTCATAGCTTGAATATGATCAAAACTTTTGGTAAACTGGTGACATCTCAACTTAGGAAATTATTATGGAACTCACTGAAAACACGTTAGCGGTTCTCAAGAACTTCGCTTCTATCAACTCAAACATTGTTATCGATGAGGGCAATACTGTGAAGACGGTATCTGAGTCGAAGACTGTACTTGCACGTGCAGAACTTGATATGTCGATTCCGAAGACTTTCGGCATTTATGAACTTAACGAGTTCCTGAGTGTATTGGGTCTGGTCGACTCTCCCCGTCTGGATTTCTCAGATGACTATGCGACAATATCGGATAGTTCGGGTCGAACCAAGATTAAGTATTTTTATTCAGAACCAGACATTCTGACCAAACCAACGAAAGATATCGTGATGCCTTCGACAGAGGTTACATTCACACTTGATCGTTCGACAATGAGTCAGATTCGTCGTGCTGCAGCTGCATTGGGTCATACTCATTTTTCTGTCACAAACGATGGTGGGGTGATCAACCTATCGGTTGTGGACAACGATGATGATACATCACACGCATTTACAATCGCAGTGGATGGTGAATCTTCACTACAAGATTTTAAAGCGGTTATAAGTATCAACGACTTGAAGATGATTGACGGCGATTATCGTGTCAGTCTGTCATCAAAACTAATTTCACATTTCGTGAACACAGAATCCAATGTTGAATATTGGGTAGCGCTATCTGCAAAACAAAGTACTTTTTAAGGAGTAATATATGAACGATCAAATGGTTGACCTAGTCAATCGAGTGACCCGTAGCACGGTCGCTGTGGTGGATACTGTCGCGGGTCGCGGCGGTTTCCGTGGAGAAGAGTTATCAACGATTGGTCAGTTACGTGACCAGTGCATCGCATTGATTCAACAGGTTGAAGCTCTTCAGGGTGAAGAACAGGCTGCAACTGAGGAATAAGATATGGAAATCTTTCTCTTATTGTTAGGTCTTGTTGGTGTCGGTGGATTCATTTATGTTTTCACACGAAAAGGCACTCTCGATGTTGATGGTGACGGTGATGTCGATCTGGATGATGCAGTTGAAGCAGCTGAAATGATCGTTGAGGAAGTGGTTGACTTGGCGAAATTGACCAAGAACGAACTTCTGGAGTATGCCGCCAGTCAAGGTGTCGAGATTCCGAAGTCATGGAGTAAATCGAAAATACTTGCACGACTTGAAGTTTAATGATACAATGGGGACTGTGTCCCCTTTTTTTATTATGGAGTTATTATGAAAGATTTTCTGTGGGTCGAGAAGTATCGACCTCGCACAATCAATGAGTGCATCCTACCCGACACTCTCAAAAAGACATTCTCCGAAATTGTCTCTACTGGTGAAATACCCAATATGTTATTCACAGGCACTGCCGGTCTAGGTAAGACCACAGTCGCCAAGGCTATCTGCAATGAATTGGATCTTGATTGGATTATGATCAACGGTTCAGAGGATGGTAACATCGATACCCTGCGAAACAAGATTCGTCGATTTGCGTCGACGGTCTCACTGCATGGTGGATATAAAGTCGTCATACTAGATGAGGCAGACTACCTCAACCCCCAATCAACACAACCCGCACTGCGTGGATTCATCGAAGAGTTCTCCGACAACTGTCGATTCATTCTCACTTGCAACTTTAAGAATCGTGTCATCGAACCATTGCACAGTCGATGTGGTGTGTATGAGTTCAATACCACCAAGAAAGACATGATGACTCTGTGCAACTCTATGTTAGAGAGAGTCAAATTTATTCTGGATCACGAAAAGATAGAGTATCCTCGTGAGGCCTTGGGTGACATCGCAGAACTTTTGATGAAACATGCACCGGACTGGCGTCGTGTTCTGAATGAACTGCAACGGTCATCTGTTAGTGGTGAACTTCGACTGAAGTCACTGGTCAAGACTGACGCATCATATGACGCATTGTTCACGGCACTCAAGAACAAAGACTTTAAGAAGATGCGGTCGTGGGTGACAAACAACATGGATGTCGATTCGTCTGTTATTTTCAGAACAATCTACGACAGTATGTACGATAAGGTTGACTCACAATCGATTCCCCAACTCGTGTTGATCCTCGCAGATTATCAATACAAAGACGCATTCGTTGCAGATCACGAACTCAATCTCGTGGCCTGTATGACTGAGATCATGGCGAATGTGGAGTTGGTATGAATCCGTTTGATTTTATTAACTCGATCAACCACACCAAAGAAAATCTAATCGTCGATGACATCACGGAGAAAGCGTACAACCCCTATATTACGAACCACCAACTGTCGTATTTTAGTGACACAGTTCACATTGTTAATGTTCTGAACAAATATCATCACCTTGATAAGAAGTTACAATACGACTTTTTACTAAATATAGTTAGAAAACGAAAACGGTTTACCAAGTGGAACAAACCGGATGACGTGGGTAACTTAGAAGTGGTAAAAGAATATTATGGATACAGCAATGAAAAAGCAAAATCCATTCTGCCTCTGCTATCCCCCGAAGCTATAGAAATAATAAAACAAAGGATGTATAAAGGTGGAACAAAGTAGACTCTGGACACCCAACGATATGTTGGAGATTGTCCTCAATGAACCAGATGATTTTTTGAAGGTTAGAGAGACACTGACTCGTATCGGAGTTGCGTCTCGGCGCGATAAGAAACTGTATCAGTCGTGTCATATCCTTCACAAACAGGGACGGTATTTTATCGTCCATTTTAAAGAATTGTTCTTGTTGGATGGTAAGAAGTCGAATCTCGAAGACTCAGACATTCAACGGCGCAATACCATAGCCACTCTGTTGGCAGACTGGGGTCTTGTTCGTATCGTTAGTAGAGAACAAGCTCAAGACTGTGCACCACTTCGACAGATCAAGATTATCGGATTTCGAGAAAAGGATGAGTGGGAACTCTGCCCCAAATACAATATAGGAAACAAGTAAATTATGATTGATAATGTACCAAACGTAACGTTCCGGTTACGTGTTCGTGACGAATCTATTCTAGGTGACAACCCATACCGTTGGGAAGAACTAACCAGTGCAGAACTTTTTGGAAACAAAAAGACACTTATTTTTTCACTGCCTGGGGCTTTCACTCCAACTTGCTCAACATATCAGTTACCCAACTTTGAGAAACTGTATCCTCAGTTCCGTGAACTTGGCATAGATGAAATCTACTGTATGTCTGTCAACGATGCGTTTGTCATGAATGCGTGGGCGAAAGACCAAGGTCTGGAAAACGTCAAGGTTCTACCAGACGGTTCTGCACAGTTCACCCGTCAGATGGGTATGCTGGTTGACAAGGATAATCTTGGATTTGGTCAACGTTCGTGGCGTTATGCCGTTCTCGTGGACAATATGGAAATTGTTCAGTCTTGGGTTGAACCAAGGTTACGAGATAATGCAGAGGACGATCCCTATGGTGAGACCGACCCCCACAATATCCTTGCTAGTTTAGTTTAACAACTAGCTGACGTACTCGGCAGGACTGCCTTTTCTTAGATTGTTCAATTGTAATCCGTCCATCGAGGCGGATTTCTTTTGGAGGGGTTCTCACAATAACACGGGTATCTTCTCGAATGTCTTTTCGACATGCGACATCGATGTCCCAATTATGTGATGCAGTCTGTAATCTGACCTGCGTATTTTTTCTAAAATCAAAATCATTTGCCATTGCGGCAGTGCTGAATAGTATCGTCATCACGACGAAGGCGAGTTTAGTCATGTGTGTATTTCTCCTATGTTTCACAACATGTAATTATTTATACACTTTTCTGTCACAAAAATGTAATATGTAAAAATGTCATACCGCTTGCATT